TGTGGGTTAATCAGGTTATACAAGCATCTAATCAGTATGTAATTACTTCAGATATAAATGTTAACCCTACGGCAAATAACTTAATTATCATGTTACCTACCACGGCAGAACAGGCTATTGGAGCCAAATTTTTGCTGAATAATACTACCGAGTTCTCTATTCAAGTATATACAGTAGATAATCAATTACTAGTTACGCTTAACCCATTGTCTGAAGATAGTCCCAATGCTGTCTATATTCAGGTTGTTGATCAAACAGACGTGCAATCAGATAACTGGCAAGTCTTGGTTGCAGGATCTAACAGTAATGTATTTGATGTAGCATCAATACTAGGTAATGGTCTTCAAGCGGCTACTTTACCGTCAGGTGATAAGTTAGTTCTTAAAAAGTACAATACTGCTTTGATTGAAGATATTTTAGCTCGTAACCCTGATGACATTACTCAATTTATTATTGTTAATGATTCAACTGCATTCACTACACTAGATTACACATTAATGGTAACAGATACACTAAACCGCCAATGTGTGGTTGTACTGGACAACTCAGTGCCATTGGCTATGAACTATGGGTTTGGTATTACGTTCATTAATGCAAGTTCACGACCTATGGTGTTGATCACCAAGGTTGGTGATAGTATAAATGGGGTGCAGAATCAAGCCACAACAGGTGGGGCATATGCAACATTTGTGATTGACTTAGGGGAGACATGTGAGTTAATACCTACCCGTTTTAACGGGTGGAGAGCTTCTATTATTAATTCTATTTATCAAAAATCTGTTATATCAACTACCATTGATGTTAGTTCTGCTTCTATTGTTGCATTAGACAATAATTATTACATAGACTTCTCTAATGCCTATGATGTAGCTTATAGTCAACTTTTGATAATTACTGGCACATGGGATGAAGATCTACACCCAATCACACCTGATAAAGGACTATACTTTGTTATGCCAAACAATCTAGCAACATCTTACATGATAAGAAGTTTGATGACAGGATTTACTAATTTTAAATTAGGGTTAGGTGTAAAAACCGATACGGGTGTATTCTTGAAAACAACAGGAACTAGTATGTTTGCTAATACTAATGGGGCTGTTGCTTATACCTACATATGTTATTTTAGTAATGGAAATCAAGTCACAGATATTTTACCACTGCGTGATCCAGCGGTATAGGAAGTAATATGGCACAACCTGTAGTAAAAGAAGTATATCGTCTAGTTGTAAATACTGGAACATACCGAGACTGGAGCGACTACTCAGCTGATGGCTGCATTGACTCTGTTTGGTTTAGGTCTTACCATAAAAGCCTAAAAAAAATAGGTGGATATAAGTCCATAGGGTATGTACCCAAGTACACTACAGATGACGGTACAGCTATATTACTAAATGGGGTTCAAGACTTCGCACAACCCAGCTTCCCAAACATACAATCAGTTAATGCAGCTGGGAGTGTGAATGTAAATGCTCAAGATTTTACTGCTCCATTCTTGGCTAATAAAGCTCAAGGTCTAACATCTCCATACCAATTGTATACTCCTGATGGTGGTGCACCTAACGCACTTAGTGAGGTAAAAGATTTATCTCAATATACTGGATATGGGGTTGTTCGCAAAACAATAAATATTATACAAGATGGCAAAAATACAATTATCGGTGCCGGTGATGTAGCTCCATACACTGGAAGACCTACAATATCTGGGGTGAATTTTTCTACTAATACTGAGAGAAATTTGCGAATGCCAGCATTCCAAGCTCTATCCATCCCACAGTCATTGCCCCCCGTGCCGTCGTTGGCTACCCCTATGGAGTGGGTGGTATGTACACCGTCGCTTGATTTTGTACATGTCGTGTACTTGGGTGGTAAGTATTTAGGTGTCACTACTACAGCGCTGTACTCGTCATTAGATGGGATAACTTGGACAGTTGCAACTGGTCTCCCAGCTCAGCAATACTCCACTCCATCTTTTTCAGGTAACTTTATTGTAGGTGCTCCCAACGGGGTTTATTGGAGTGCTGATGGATTAGCCTGGACACAGGCAACAGGTATATCAATACCCACTTATGTGACTTTTGGGTCTTTTGCTGGAACCAATGCAGGTATTTATGTTACCACCGATCAAGGTCAAACATACGCAGCTACCTCACTTGTTACAGGCAGTATAACTTGCTTTGCTAGTTCTAATAATGTGTTTGTTGCAGGTACTACAGTAGGTATTTTGTATTCACAAGATGGCACTACTTGGTCTGCAACTAATGTCACATCGGGATCATGTGTCAAAGTATCTTACATTAACTCACAGTTTATTATGATTATGAGCACATTAAGCAACATAACTGCTACCGTCATGAGTGCTGTTGATGTGTTAACATGGTCTCCTTGTAAATTAGATGATTTATCTAATATTACTATACCATGTACAGATTTAATCTTCTCAGGGTCTGATTACGTGTTAGCCACGTCATTTGGTATTTACTATTCTGGTGATGGAGTAAATTACACTCAATCAGAATTAAATGATGGCACTAAGCTAACCTCATCTTACAAGCAGGTAGCACTTCGTGGCACTACATTAGTAGTCGTGGGTGCAGCTGATGTACTCAGTTCCTTGGATGGTATTACCTGGTATCCAACTTCATTGTCATCAGTTATACAGTCGATCAGTGGCGGACCAGTCTGGACTACAGGTACATACTACTCGCTGAGTGACGTATCATTGATACAAAAAACACTACCATTGGCGGATAATATCTTTAGGCCTGGGGAGTATGTATGGAGCTTAGACTCAGTTAACTTAACCACTGGTGAGGTAAGTGTTGCTGCTGCGACTTATGTAGTCGCACACCCAAGCTGTGGCGAGACTTTATCTATCGATGACACAACTGAATACTATGTATTTGTACGTAATTTAAAAGAATTATCAACCTCTCAAAAAGTACCGTTAAGATGGGATAACATTGATACACCGGCTACAGACCTAGAGAATTGGCTAGTACCTATGGTCTATGGTCAAAACATTAACCCTAAGACAGTTACATCTCCTGAGGGTAACTTCATGAACTCTGATGTAAAAGTAAGTGGCGGAGTGTGTGCAGTTGGACCATTCTTGTTTGCTTATGGGAATGAGGGCTTAATCCGTAATTCTGATGTCAATAACCCATCAAAATGGTTCAGCTTAGTTGATCAAGAGAGTGTATACCGTAACTCAGGTCTAGCCAATGATGTCAACGTAGGGACATCTAAGATAGTAAAAGGTTTACCTTATCGTGGTGGCGGAACTTCATATGCAGCATTATTCTGGTCGTTGGATAGTTTAATTTTAGCTACATTCGTGGGTGCACCTGCGATATTTAACTACTCTATAGTGTCTAATGCTGTAACAATTATTGCAGCAAATAGCGCAATTGAGTTATATGGTTCATTCTATTGGATCGGTGACAATAGATTTTATGTGTTTTCTGGCGGACAGATTAATGAAGTCCCTAACAACATGAATCGCAACTGGTTTTTTAATGAAATCAACCCACAACGCCAGCATATCATTTGGGCGAGCTTAAACCCTCAGTACAACGAGATCTGGTGGTTCTTCCCTCGTGGAGATAGTTATGAATGTAACTGGGCTTTGGTATATAACTATGCAGACCAAGTGTGGTACGATACACCAATACACCGTAGTGCTGGGTTCTATACTGGTGTATATCGTCATCCAGTTTGGGTAAGTAACACTACTAACAACCCTTATATTGGGTTTGACTATTATTTACATGAGTCAGGGTTAAATCAAGTTGACTTCCAAGGTTCGGTTAGTCCTATAACGTGTTCTTTTACAACACCTGATATTGGCATGACTAGCTCATCGTTACCTGCTACCCCTAAACAAATAGGCGGCCTTAAGCAGAACTGGGTAAATATCATGAGATTTGAGCCAGATGGTATAGTTGCTGGTGAATGGAGTTTTTACATAAAAGGTAAAACAAATCCCCGTGGTGCTATGCAATATCCAGCCATGATATATTCATTTAATGAGTCAACTTTAGAAGTGGATATGCAAGAACAATGGAGAGTTGCTTACCTACACTTCACCAGCAGTGACATTGATGCTGATTGGTATGTAGGTAATAATTTATTAACTCTTAATGTTGGTGATTGTGAAGGTATTTAAAGTGTGCTATAATACAGTAAATAAAAAAAGGAGTTAATTATGGCAGGTGAATCAGGTGCTCAAGGAGCACAAACTCAGGACGTAGGTAACTTCGCTCCTAGCCAAGCTCAGAATACGATGCAAGCATGGGTGCCGCAGTCTCAGCAAAACTCAGTAGGGCAGATTGCAGGACTACAACCCAGTCAATCTGAAGCAGGTAATTCATTGTCTACTCAGTTTACCCCACAACAGGGTCAACAGGCGCTAATGGGTAACCGTGGTAGCGAACAATTAGCTAACAATGATAAGCCTTGGTATAATGGCCTTATCCATGGTGGCGGGGATAATAAGATGACATCAGACGAAGCACGGCAACGTGGTGTTCTAATGTCTCAATATAGTCAAGAGTCTGATCCTGCTATTAAAGCTCAGTTAAAAGATCAAATGGACCAGATCTCAGCTGGAGCTTCAGATCGTGGTGGGATACTAGGCTCAATAGGTCGTGTAGCTACAGGTCGAGGGCTAGGTACTACGGAAAATCTACTTGGAGTTGGGTTTGATGTAGCAGCCCCTATTTTAAAGGCTATGTACGCCAAACACCGAGCAGATCAATTAACTGGTAAAGTATTAGCTAATCAGAATCAAGTTCGTCAAAATCAACAAGCTTTCATGCAAAGCGGTTTAAGTTAAGGAGATTATAATGGGTGGAGATACAGGCGGAGCATCATCTACAAAAGCAGATGATACATCAAGTTTCACAACTTATGCACCTTGGTTTAATGATTTAAATAAACAACAAGGTCAAGTTACATCAGGTCTTATGGGTCAAATACCTGGATTAAGTAATCAGATTATGGCTGGTGGGTCTGCACCTGCACAAGGTGTCTGGAATGGTGGTCAAACAAGTTCAGCAATGACACCAATTCAACCACCTCAGAATGTGTCAGCTGGTATGCCAATGAAGTCTGGTCTAGGACAATAAGGAGAATATTATGGATAATTTACCAAGTTCAGGGCTTGCTGGTGCAAGTACTGGTGTAAATTCTAGTACGGTACCTGGTCAAGGACTAACACCAGGTAATGTTCAATACAATGCCAATAATGCAAACCAAAATGCGATGAATACATTGAGCAATAACTCTTCTTGGAATCCGGACCAGTTTAATGCAATGTATAATCCTTACATTAATAATGTAGTAAATGCAAACACTGAGCAATCTTGGCGTAACTTTAATCAGCAGCAAATGCCATCATTACAAAGTTCGTTTGGCGCACAGGGTCAGTTTGGATCTGGTAGAGCTATGCAAGCTCAGGAACAAGCAACTCGTGATAATGCACAGCAAACTAACTGGCAAAATTCTCAGTTGATGAGTAGTGGGTATAATGATGCAATGAAAGCCTATCAAGGTCAACAGGCGAATAATATTAATGCAGCAGCAGGGTTAACTAATGCAGGCACTGCAGGATGGAATCAGGCACAGCAACAATATTTGTTACCTTATCAAATGGCTGGTTTAACTTCTGCATCTATTGCAGCATTAAAACCACAAACTGGTACATCAAGTACAAGCAATACAACTCAACCATTCTTATTTACTTAATGATTTTAAATGCACTTTTAGTTTTTGCTTTGGGTGCATATCTCGCCAACTATTAATTTCTCTTAAATCATCCTTAAGGTTCTGGTATCTGGTGTAATTCATTATCTTATCTCTACAATTCTCTTTGTCTCTACCCTCTGTTCTGCATTTTGCACAACATATAAGTACAATAACAAACAAACATATGATTGAAAACATAAAAATACCCTTTATTCAGCGTTTTTAGGATTGTCTTGTTTTCTATCTTTCAGCATGTCTTTAATTAACCCAACCATAGAACGGTTTTCTTTTGCTGCTTGGATCTTTAATTCCGAACGTAAATCAAACGGTACGCATAGTCTAACATCACCTTGATTAACTGCTTCTTTTGACATAACTAACTCCTTTATTTGTAATGTCATGATTATATCAGATTCATGTCAGATATTCAATAGCCACATGCAACTAAAAATATGTTAAAATGTAGCAAAATATAAAAAGGAGTTTTAGTTATGACCACCCTGACAGCAGGACTTCCATCTGATGAAAATGCAGATTTTTATGCTAACATAACTGGGGCCAACGCAAATGCCACAAGATCTAGCCAGGCTCAGGCTGATTTGAAGCGATCTCTTATGTCACCTGAAGAGATGAAACAAATGCGAGAAGATGCCAAACTAGCCATATCTCGTGGTGCATCAGCACTTAGCGACATGGGTAAAGTGGATGGACTTGAAGCTCCGCAATGGCAAAAATTACAACACTTATTAGGAAGCCAGCAATATCAAATTGGCGACATTAAATCTACTCCTATCATTAATTTATCACCATTAGCTGAAGCCGCTAATTCCCAAACACTTCAAAATCGTGCGATGGGTCTGGCTCAAACAGATAAGGTTAACCCTTTAACCGCTGCGCTAGAGAAGCAAGGTGAGGATACCTACAGCACTGGGTCTATGATGCAAAACTTATGGAGACCTGACTTAATCCCAGCTCAAACAGCTGCTACAGCTGGTGCAGCAGGAACTGCTGCTAATATTTTAAATGAAAATGCACGCACTCAAGAAGCATTAGGTCGAAGCAATCAACCTTCTGCAGTTAATCTATCAACACCTGGTGCAACAATCAAAACGCAAATGGCAAGTCAATACGCTCCAGCACCTGACATTTCCAAACTTCCAGAACATGTTCAACCATATGCACAACAATACACGGATATGTTTGATAAGAATCAAAGTGTAGCTAATTTAACACAAAATGCTGCTAGAAATATTGGAACTATTGATAAGATTACCAATGAGTATTCAGCATCTGGTAATAGAAATCCCACTAATATTAATAACATGTACCAGAATTTCACCTCAGGAGTTAAACCTTTAATTAATGACGGTTTGATCAATGAATTAAATACCGCGGTTAAGTCTAGCAATCTATCACCTGACCAAGTAGGTGAGATGGCATCCAATGGTTCCCTATGGACTGATTTAGGTAAGAAGTTAGGTACTAGTTCAGAAGCTGGTGTTATGTGGGGTAAGATTAGCCCACTAGTTCAAACACTGCCAGAACGCTACCAAGTTAGTATAGCTAAACAAATGGCTGAGGGTACAATTGATAAAAAAGGACTTATGGCTACAGTTGATCAAGCTGTTAATGATTCAACCGGCGAGTTCTACAAAAAAAATGCTCTATCAGTTATCAGTCAAGGTAATTCACGCATAACCAGCGGTCAAGTCCCTGTTGAGAATATTCAGAACAAATTGAATGACTCATATGCGCTTAACTCACCATCAGTTAATATTAGTGATGACCCTAAGAAGACAGTTACTGCTGCTAGTGCCGTTATGCAAGGCCTGCGGCGCAATGCACAGACAGCTAAGGAAGAAGGATGGAGCGATGATAGAAAGACAGCTGAGGACTTAAAGTGGATTCAGAATGTAGACAAATTGACTCAGGAACATGCCGGTAAGCAACAATCTACTCCAGCTAAAGTAGTCAAACAGACTCCAAGTGTGATAACTCCACCTAAGTATATTATCAATAGCAATTTAATGAATAGAGAGTAATATGGCTAAGAAATTTAAAGATGAAGATCTAGCATCCATTCAAGCCCAGGTAAACAGCCTGAGTGGTGAAGAAACTGCACCTACTAAAAAGAGTGAGTCATTAAGCGATATTCAGGCTCAGGTAAACAGTTTAAGTGGAGAACAAACACCAGCCGCACCTATCTCATCACGTACAACTCAGGCACCTACTCGTCCTAAAGTTCGCGAGAAGGCTAACGCATTAATGCGAGGTCTTGCTGGGTTTGAGCAAGGGCTAACCCCATTAGCAGTAACAGCTGGTAAAGGTGCATACGGCGCAGCTACATCAAAAGATGGCGCACTGGCTAGAACTTCTGGAGCTATTGAACAGGCTTTTGACCCTAACAAAACTTTAACAGCTAAACTAACTGATAAAGACTACACTGCTGATGGGTTCGACTATGCCAATGCAGTGGGTAACGTTGTTGGTGAGATTGCTAAAGTTGTTGGTACAGGTGGAGTTGGTGCATTAGATACTATTGCTAAGTTAGGCACTAAGGGCGCAATTAAAGCTATTGCCAAACCAGCTTCCAAAGAAGGGCTTGAACTAGCAGCTGCTAAATTACCGACTAAGGAAGTTATTAAGGGAGCATTGACTTATATTCCAGCTAAGGCGGTATTAGGTAATGCAGCTGGGGTTGGGGGTGGAAACTTAGGAGCAGCAGCATTAGCTCGCACTGACTGGTACAATCAATTAAGTCCTGAAGAACAACAACAAGCCATGAACGTAGCAGCAACTGCAGGTGGTCTTGCTGGTGGGGCATTAGCTAATAAAGCTGGTCGTGCAGCAGTTAAGACTTCTGATGATCTTATGGGTGTAAGAGATAAGTTTGCCGGCAAGATGGGGTTGCCAACCTATAAAGCAATTAATGAAGCTCAACAGCACAAAAAACTTGAAGCCATCCCTGGTGTAAATGAACTGATGAAAAAAGCTAACTTAACCCCACAAGAAGTAACTGAGCATGTTAAGAATGCTGGGATGGATGTAAAAGACTTATCTAATGATCCAGTTGCGCTGGGCCAATTATCTCAACATATTTTGGAAGGAGTTAAAAATCCAGCAACGGGTCTTATGCCAAAAGCTAGTGAGTATGCCTTCAAGAAAGAAGCGGATATCTTTGACCCTGAAACTTTATCACAAGAGGTTCCTCAGGAGCTAATGAAAGAGGTTAAAACTCATGGAGCTAATTATGCCAAAGCATTTGAGACTGCAACAGGAGAACCATTACCTGGTGAGTTTACTGGTGTTAACGTACCCATTGATAAGAATGGTGAACATACTACTCCATACGCTGAAGGTGCTGGGATAGCTAAGATTAAGCCAACTGGTGAAGTTGAAATTAATACCCACAAGAACAATGAAGATTTGGTAGCCAATGAGAACGGTGACACCAACAAGTTATTTAATAACACCATTGGTGCTATTCACCAATTGAATCAGTTGCCAGAACAATCTGAAGGTCTAATTAATGCACGACGCAGTCTAACCGATTCATTTACTAAACAACTTGATAACTTACAAGAACACAAGGCAGGCACAGCAACCATTACCAATTGGTTACGTGACAATGTAATGGGTGATGAAACAACCCAGCAACCATTATTAGATAGTCTAAAAACTGACGGTAAGTACGATAGCGCTAAAGTTGTTGATTATATGACTAAGCATCCTGAGATTATCATGACTTCAGACACGACTCGCAAAGGTCAAGCACTTCCTGGTGAAGACTTAACTTCATCTATTTTAACTCATGTTAAGGATGCAGAACTATCTGATAAAACACTTGAGCAGTACGCCAGTGGGATAGCTCAAGAGAAGCAAGCTATTGCGCAAAAGAACTCTACATTGAATAAGATCAATGAAGACACTAATGCAACGCAGCAAGCATTTAACAAGAAGTTGTCAGATACTGTATTCCCAGTAGATCCTAACAACACTAAGGATCTACAAGGCAACTTAGTTAAGCAAGCTGCTGCTACTGATGAGTTCACTACATCATTATCAAGAGCCATTACTGAACATGATGATTTAGCTGGTGATCCTAAATTTGTACAAAACTTAATGAGTAAAGCCAATGATTCTAGTGCGGACACTAAGTCACGGTTACAAGCTATTGAGAACTTGGCTCCCATTTTCTCTCACACCGGATCATTGCTTAAGACACCTAAGGGAGCTGGCTTTGGCAAGGTTGAATTAGCTAAAACTTATAAGAGCATGGCTAATGATTTAAAGAGTCAAATGCATTCTCTTAGGATGAAAGAATGGGTTGACAATCACCCAGGTGAACAACCTACTAGGTTAGATATAGCTAAGATTAAAAAAGCAACAGATGATGCCATGGCTGCAACAACTATCTCAATTCCAGGTAAGGTCAAGGGTACTGAACAAAGCCTAGCGCTATTAACTGGAGCTGAAGGTAGTACACCAACACGAGCGTTGATTAACATGGCTGATACCGCTGCCGAGCATAGTCGCTTGTACGGACTAAGTGCAGCTAAAGGTCGTGATATGCTTGGTGCTGGGTTCGCTAGGCTTGAAGATGCAAGGATCAGTAACTTACCTACATCTAATATGACTATTGGCGATGTGTTGAAGCTGAAGCAACGCTTGAATAAAGATAAAAAGTACCACAAGAATGCGCAGGGCGAGTATGATCAATTAACCAAGCAACTTGATAATATTCTAAGTAAAGGTCTGAAGTCATCAAAAGGTGACGAAGCTGTTGCATCATATGGTAAAGTTAAGAATCTGCAACGAGCTATTTTAGACTTTAGAGATAATCACCCAGTGTTGCAAAAACGCATACTAGGCGGTGGAGATCAAGAAAAAGATCGTGATGTGTTTGGCATGTCACCTGACTTCGGCGAACGAGTGGCAGACATTAGTCAGTCATACAAAGAACTTGCAGACTTGCATGGTGAAGCTCACCCAGAAATCCAAGCTCAAGCAAAAAATCTAATCGGAGCATCAAAAGCTCGCATGATAATGGGTGGGCCAGAAGGTCATAAGGCATTAGCTGATCAATTACGTCGCGCTGGTGGAGCTGATGAGCGCGTTAAATGGTTCGGTGAACAGTATAAAACTCAAGATTGGGGTGACGTGTTAAGCAAGCTTGCGCCTGAGTTAGTTAAGGTTGGTGGCGGTCGTGAAGGTCAACCTATTGTAGGTACTTTAGGCCAACGTCTATTGAATAACCCAGATGAGAAAGCTGCGAAGTTCCTTGCTGGGCTTGACACTGAGCTTAACCCTAACAATAAGAGCCACAACCGTGCAGCTGTTGAGAAAATGACAGATCAATTTGTGAGTGATGTTAAGACGGGTATTAATGACCATGTACAAAGTACGGTACAAGATGCCATGAAGACAGGTAACATAGTTACCGCCATGGATAAGTTGAAGAAGTTTGGTGGTAATATTGAAGAGTTGACTAAGAAGTCTAAGATTCTTGAAGACGCATTCGCTAAATATCCACTAGGTGAAGTTATGCGAGCTGTCCGTGAGGGTGATGACAAAGCTACTGCTAAGTTTATTGAAGACTCAATTAAATCACCTACCCCAGTAGCTGACCTATTAAGTAAGTCTCAAGTATTTGAGAATGTACAGAAGAAGGCTATTCAAATGGTGTCTAACGATGTTGACAAGGCTAGACTTAATCCTGCCGATCTTAGCATGAAGCATTTTGATGACATTAATAACTTCAAGAGTGATATGGGTATAGCTCGTAAATTAGCTAATATAGCCATTAGAACTGCGTCTGTTGGGTTTATAAGAGAAGCTCTAGGCAAGAAGCTAGAGGCAGACAAATTAGGCTCTCCAGCGCAGCAAAGAGCGTTTGTCACTAAGAAGTTCTTGGAGTTTACTATGGCTCCAGATAACGCTGAAGTGTTAGGTGGCAAAACTAAAGCTGAGTTAATTAAAGAAGAGTTCCATAAGGCATCAGCTCAGTTAGAAAATCTTCAAAACAATAAGTGGCAACACTTGAAGAGACAAAACCGAGCGCTGTTACAAGGTTCTGCTGGTGCTGCACATAATCTAATCTCACCGGCTAGACAAGAGGTGGTTAACGAAGAAGACACACGTAACATAGATCTTGAAAAAGCCAAGCGCAGTTACATGTTGCCCGGGTATTAAATAAGCCCCGTGAGGGGCTTTCTATTTGTAATGCTTTATAAACATATCCCTCCAGGTGACTTTGTCTAACTGAAGACACTTATGATTATCATCTTTTTGGTTTAATATTTTCATTAATCTAATCATTTGTAATTTAAATTCCATGCCTAAAAAATTTATTAAATTACTTTGATTAAAATCAAAGCCTATCACAGGTCGTATAGGACCTGCATCATTCACTTTTTTTGAATTTATTCGATACATAATCACCTCTCCTCACTAACTTTATCTAGCACCTTACAAAACACCCACCCAGTTGTTGCTATATTAAACAACAACACCAGCATACCTAATGTAGGGCTGGTTACTTCCATAAGATCAAACAATCTAAACACAGCGAAGCCATATATCAACGCCACAATTAGTGCGGTAAGTGTGGCTCCTATGCTATCAAAGAATGTTATCACTATCCAGATACCGATTAACCATAGAACGATTGTCATGATTGGTCCTTTACTTTGATAACAACACAGCTGTAAAATTGGTTTACGCTACTTGATTCAATTTCTTTCTTTGCCGCAATACACAACTTTTCGGAGGTAAATCCATCGATGGTTGTCAATGCGCAAGCGACCGCCTGCCCATATGGCTTCGTGTAATTAATTAATAAACTATACATTATTTCACACTCCCGTAAACTTCAATAATTTTTAAGATGAGTTCTTCTTGTTGGGGTCTTGGGATCCAATTTCCTATAATCCCGATACATGTTTTTGAGTCATCTTTGATCATGTAACTCTCTAGTATAGAAGTTAATTTGTATCCCGACTCTAACTTATCAAACCACTCAACCAAGCTCAATTCTTTAGGTAATGGTTTTAATTTACCTACCACTAATTCAATCACTTCAAGCCAATTTGGTACCTGATCAAGACGAATGGAAAATCTATTCATCGCCGAAGATAAATCTAAATTATTAAATGAAATCCAATCGGGATAACCCTCAGTTGGGTTATTAATTGCAATATTATTGAATTTTAATACTTCCCTTATATTATCTTTTGTAATCTCTTGATATTGCACAATGTTCTCCTTGTTAAGATTTTCGTAGTATTCTATGATTGTTTGGATGGGTTTATCGTATAATTCTTTAACCGCTTCTTTATCTTCAAGGCTTCTTACGTGTATTGCTTCTAGATAATTCCAGTAAACAGTCTGATCTAATGTTTCATTATAATAACCATGAGCTGGATGTTCAAAAAAATAAATACGCTTATTGTCATAAGTAAACCCTGCTTTTCTCAGCGCATTATGTAGTCGCTCATGTTGTTCATTTTCGAATTTCATTTGTTTTTCCTTTTTATAAAATCTAGTAAATCTTCTTGCCATGTAGTTGAGGTGTAGTAAAATTCTTTACACTTAAACGTCGCAGCATCATTCCAAAACAATATAGATTCATATTTTTTACTAATCATACATTCTATTCTTTTATTATCATATAGTATTTCAAAATTAAACCCTAACTTAACCAATTCATCCTGAACCATACCAATATCAAGCATCCTACGTGCATTCTCACCCAGCGAGTCAATTAGCCGTAAGGCTGCTTGTCTCGGACTAATATATACACCACCTGAGCGACAGTTATCCACATATAATCTTAGATCGTCTAAAAATTTACTCATCCCCAACCTCCCAACAAGCAACACCAGCTTCGCTAAATAGCTCTTTCACCAAAGGTAAACTAGCCACCCATTCATCACTTGCTTTAGTATTGTTTGATTTAAAAACAACTTGTTTAATCCCACTAGCTACGATATGTTTTGCGCACTCTTTACACGGCATACGCCCAAAGATATAGATAGTAGACCCTGTTATATTAATACCGTGCTGTGAAGCCTGCAGAATAGCATTCATCTCAGCATGAACAGTTAATCTAAGCTTTGTTTCTCGGTCATTAATGCGCTCCAGTGAGTCTTCTACACCCTTAGGGAACCCATTGTACCCCGTAGTAAGTATTTGCTTACCTGAGACGATTACAGCACCTACCTTGGTTGTGTCTTTGCTCCAAGTTGAGATTAGTTCGGCTAGTTCTATGAAGCGTAGATCCCATTTGTCGGATGCAAATTCTAAGTCTTCTTCTTCATATGTATAGAGTTTGTTTCCTATCTTAACATTATAACCTATACCCTTATAGATATCCTGGTGATCTGTCTGCTCTATCACAACCCATTGTTTAAAATCATATCCTACAACTACTCCCACAGTAGCTAACGACATAATATAAACTGATTGCCCTTTACTAAATTTAAACATTTTATCTCTCCACGTAAATCATTTTATCTATCTTAATTTTAGAAACAATCAATATATTATATTTAGATAACGGATTAGACTCGTATTGGTTAAATACATCCGCAACCTTGTCTGCAGAATCAAAGTACTCAACCACGTTATACTGATAGAACATGTTACATGAATCTCTGTGGTAACACTTTTGCCATCTAGGTGTTCCATTGTCAAATTCATGCACAAGTGCATACACTTCACCATCTTTTAGCTTCGGTAACAGATCTGGGTTTAGTTTGAATTTCATTTTTCTTGCTCCAATTCCGATATTGATTTATTTAAATACCATTGCGCCTTCTTCAAATCCTGTAAAGAATTACCTTTGTGATTATGACGGAATAAATACTTCATACAAGTCCCAACGCAATGCGAAATGAATCCTTCTTTACCTAATGCAGCTTTAATTGCATCTATACACTCTATGTCGCCTTGTCTATAATGATACGGTGCGTTTACTATATCTTCTCTCATGCAAAACTCCTTAATTCTTTAACTTTATACTTATCAGCATTGACTTTAAAATCACTCAAGATCTTCTTATCTGATTCTTTATCAATGAACTTATTTAACGGGCAAGTATCTTCAATCATCTTGCAGTACAACAAATGGTCCATCATTCCATGGTATACCATATGGGTGTATTCTCGACGGTCAGTTATACTCAATCTAGCTTCTATATGGTGATCAATAAAAGCATTCAAAAACTTACGTTGCATATGATGTATTTTAAGTGGTGCTTTTAGATCTCCAAATGGATCTCCATTGTGGTAGTGAGTTTGTGACACAACACACTTATTAAACACTCGTTCTATAATACCTCTAATACCTGTAACGTCTACACTGTTGCGGATATACTTGTCGTAAAATGTAGCACGGTGAAGCACTAACAATTTATCAAAGTCATCCCACGTTAATGCATTGTTGGTTATTTTAGTTTTGAACTCCTGCAACCAAATAACGTTACCTAAAAACTCAACAGCCCGAATGGGCTGTTTTAAGTGTGCATTAGCATCATATTTCTTACGGGGTTTTTTACTCGTTGCCATTTTCTAAACCTTTATGTATTTCAACAATTTTAAGTAATTCATCTGCCACGTGTTTTGTGGGTTGAACCTCTATGATCTTACTTCCTTGGTAAACCCATTTACCATCATCAAAAAGGAGCCTTACTGCGCACAAGGTTAAAACAAAGCTAGGTGAGTCCCCATGAAGCAAATAAAAGCCATTCTCTATTAAGTAACTCTTGAAGTCAAACTCTGTTAGTCTGTCTGGAAATACCCAGTTAACTTTTTTGCCGTTAACGTACTTCAAAGGATTATCTGATATTTTACCTAAGTAGTAATCCTCTGCCCAAGGACGCCCCTCCGCGATTAAGATGTCTTTTGTGTCATAATCAAAGCCAGTGATAGTCATTGTAACACTACCCTGATGATTACCCTTAATTACATCACCGATTTTTAGCGTTACTGTCTTACGTGGCTTTTTTTGTTTCTTAGACACCAACTCAAGTTGGTCTAAATCATATCTCCACCACTCATTAAGAGCGACAACCGAACACCCTCCCTCATCCGAAGCTGAAACTGTTCCAATTTCACCAACTAAATGTGTTGCCTCATCTACACTAGGTGGTGTACTCAAAATTTTAACTTTATCACCTACTTTAAACTTCGTTTTTTTAGATACTAGCTCAAGTTGGTCAGGTAAATATGTCCAACTTTGATTTCTTGTTTTCACATGATATTGTCGGTTATCATCATATGTAGTATAGATCTTACCTGTTTTACCCACTAGAGATTCAAATCCCTCCCTAGTTACCGTAACCCCTCCAATTTCTAGGTTTAACCACGCATCACTCAAAATCTTAACTTTATCACCTACTTTAAATTTACTCATTTTCTTTTCCTTTGTTAAATTTTTCCACACTTCGTTAGGTACCAAGCCAACCTCATTAATAACTATTAACCCATCTTTGTCAATTGATCCAGTTGTTATGCATGTATCATCATCACCTGTTTTGGCAGCATCAATATTCATAAAATAACGCATTGCATCATAAATATCACTCTTACTCACAATCTACTCCTTAAATATCTCACGGTTATACAACTGCAACTCAGCCAAACTCTCATGACAATCAGCCAGACCAGTATGACCATATGCCTTATGCGAAGCCACCTGACCAGCTAACTCAGGTCTAAATATCTTAACTATCTCATTGATTGAGCTAATATCAATCATACGATAGTGTAAGTACTTATCTACTCTTGGCATGTGTTCCTGAAGCCATGCTCGGTCAAATGATATGTTGTTACCTATAATGATTGTTTTTTTGTGCAGGGCATTGGAATGTAACCATTCTAATAACTTTTCTTCTGCTTGAGATGTAACAAGCGGCGAATCAATACATCGATCCCACAGACCTGACTTTTTATGCATAGCAACTACATTCTCATCGCATAATGACTCAAGCAAGAAATCAGGACAGTTAATATCTATCTCAAATTCACTCACTGGACAGAACCCTGCATTTAAGTAAATAGCACCCACCGACAACAGTCTACCACCCACAGGATCTAATCCTGTGGTCTCCACATCTAATACAACTAAATTTGATGACATAATGATTCCTCTAAAAAGAAGTTGTTCGGAATTACCGAACAACTTAACATCATAACATCGTCGGAAATACCGACGAAGTGCTTATCGTACCGCTTGCTGCAATACATTTAAGGTTAAAGTAATGGCACCTGTTGTTGCTGTCACCACTGGTCTGATATAGAACATTGGGATAAACGGTAACAAATCTTCAGTACCTGTTTGTTTACTAGCTGTCTGAGCTGGCACAATGTCGAACCATCCATTTGGGTCAGGTACTGTTGTACCAAGTCCATTAGTGATACGTGCATCGTTTAGATCGGTGTTTACCATACCTAAGTTACCTTGGAGTTTATAGGTACCTGTACCGACTAAGGTAGCATTAATATTTAACTGCATTTGAACTGAATCAACATTTAATGTTATAGTAGGCAAATCAGCATTAGGCGCCGATACCGTATAGACCTGTCGCATTGGTTTCATAAGATTCCTTTATAAAGTTATTGACTGAATTGTCTATGTATTTTATCACAACAACGGTATCTGGCTGATGTTCTGTGGCACTTCGGGGAGTCTACGCCAAGCATATACAGTCTTATTGTTTGTATTGGCGGTAGGTACGTAAGCAACAACTGTTCCATTCTCCAACAAAATAGTTGTACTCAAGACCGACCCAAAACCCTCAATGTAAATCATTGAAGAGAACGCACTAACAGGTGTGTTAGCTGACATTATTTAGCTCCTCTAAACTATTCCAAACTTTAGTAATGTCTAGTTGCTCTCCAGCATAATATGCAATGTTTTCCATTTCATTTTCAGCAATTATTTCATCCAAAACCTGTTGTAGTTTATACTGTAAAGGTGTGCTCACGTTTAATTCCCAGCCCTCATATGCATCATCCCAATTCTCAGAAATATAATCTAAAACATCATCACTACGTACTTTCAATGGTCTTGCTTCGCAATATGTTACAACTGGTTTTTCATCATTTTCATGACAATATCTTATCTGGCAAAGAATTTCATCTGAATCAAATACCATATCTTGAACATCATTGCATGAAAACTTAGCATCAGGATTCTCTGCCAGAATATCTTTTATTGTTCTCATCACTTTGCTCCTAAACTTCGATTAAACGGAATACAATTCTCACGAATACCACACCATCCGCACAACGGTGTAACACTTTCTAACATAATACCAGTCTTACCCTCTGCAGCCGATTGTGTCCAAGTATTAATTGACCACCAGATTAACTTAGCTTCATCAAAGAACATCTCACGCAGTCTAGCAAAATCCTCTTCACGACTGTACATGAATGGCATATCTTTGTCATACTCAGTAAATACATAAATAGCCTTGATATACTGGCATTGTGGGTTAAGCATAAACTCGGCTAAAGCATACATGTCAAACTGTAATTTCTTCTCACTGATGGATTTTTCCAAAACAGATTTCTCAGCTGCAAACTTACCTGCTGGTCCTGTGTAAGGCTTGTAAACTCTACCTGTCTTCCAGTCAATGATGGTTGTGTAAATCCCATTAACTACACGCACATCCATGGATCCAGTATATAGATAGGGTTGCTTGTTTGGTTGTTTGTCCCAGTTTGCATTTAACTGTACACATTGATTCATATCATCAGTTATGCCAAATTTAAATTCAGCAAACTTTTGACCATTAGCAGCAAGGACTCCATACAGTTTATTTAATGTAAACTCATTTAATTTGTAATCTTCATTAAGCGTTTCAATACTCATTCCACTACTCAATACTGCATTCTCAAGTACTGAATGAATCTTCTTACCCTTTCTCGTTTCCTCCGTCTCTATAAATGGTATAGATTTATGGATAAACTCAGCTCTAAATTTAGCCTTGCACTGATGGAAGGACTCAATCTTAGAAGCACTTAACCCCATAGACCGTGTTGCTGGCAAGACATAGTCATGCGGCATCATAGTAGCTGATGGATTCTTCAGCATTGGTAACATTTTAACTTCCTTATGTAGTGTGTTTACTCAACCAGTCTTCAAGTAGTGTGTTATCTCCGCTATAAAACATCCAGTTAGCTTTTTGAGCTAACAGCTTGTCACGCCAAATTACTTGGGTCGGTGATAACTTTTTCTCCGTGTATCCTTCAGCCTTAATTTCAACAAAGGCGGTCGCGCCGCCTTTTGCTATAATTGTGACATCAGGAAACCCTTTTTTACTCATCATAGTTTGTATGTTATTATGGACAATAGCTCCATATTCATTACAAAGTTTGACAAGTTTAGTCTTCATTTTGGCTTCTGGTGTCGCTGCCATTATTATTCCTCAACAGATTCAATTTTTTCAGCTGGCTCAATAGCAACTCCCTCTTGTTTAGGTTCTGGAGCAGGTACATTAATGAAGCTATCCTCACCTTGCCATTCTGCTGGCTCTATGTTAAGCTGGGCTGCCAACACATTAACTGCCTGAAACTTAGCAAGACTAACCAAACTAGGTTGTACTTGGCGTAAGCTTCTTTCTAATGCTAAAGCATACTGTAGTGTAAACACTACACCAATACGGTCATCACCCTCCACTTTACCTGCAACGGCATTACACATTTGAAGATTATTGTCTGTGATAGTAGATACTAATAATTTTTGAGTTGTCATAAGAATTTCCTTTAAAGTTATAAAAATTAGTGAGATAGAATTATATCATGTTTATGATAGGAATTGAGAAAAATCTGCTGGGAGGTACCAGCTATAAAAAACACCTGAGTCATCTTTCTTATTTAGGCGGTCGTTACGGAACACCTCAGGAATCATTTCTGTTGGGATATTTAACTTCGACATGTTTTCACTCACTAGAGCATTGAATGCCCCACGCCAATCATGACCTGCAATCACTGCTGGCAACACAACGATTCTTACAATGTCCATTAATATCTCATCATGAAGCCAATTCCAATTAGGGGCTGTGATGGAATCACCGAAATACGCATATCGAGCAAGCTGCGATGATAGAGATTCATCAATAGTTTCTTTTTGTAAGCTAGAATAATTTACATTAATGGCTTTATAAACTTTATCTACAAATACATGTGATGTTGATGCTTGTGTGCAAACCCAAATACAATCTACCACATCATCAAGAAGTAAGGCAGGGTCAGTTTCGTGCTTACGTGCTTTAGCATTCTCTACATACTCCGTTAGTTCCTCAATGACAAATCTTGGAGCATCAAACACATAATCGGGATTGATTGTGTGCATAAACTCACAAAATTTCTTCTTGAATAAGCTCGGTTGAGCTAAGTCTTCTCTTAATGACATACGTTACCCTTTCAAAAAATATGAAAATATTAAACAACCCAATCCAAAGCAAATACTTGCTAATGAAATCTTAAATGCAGCACCATATGCTTCTTTGTACATCTTAATTTCTTCCTGCTCACTTTCTATATCACTTAACTGTTTAGTCAATTTATCAATTAGCTTTCTTTCTTTTTGGTGCGCACAATACAGATCTCCATAATCATCTTGCAAACGCGCATGTTTCTTATGCTGCTCATCCAGCTTGCGCTCTAACTCCATAAGAGTTGTGCTTGTACTTTGACACACTTGACGATGCACTCTGCTTAAATCGTTATACTTCTCCTCCCAATTTATAGGTTCTGCCTTAGGTCTGAATACGGGATCTCCTTGCTGTTGAAACCCTTTATAAGCCTGCGCTCTTTGCATCCTCTCTGCATAAGCTTGCGCTTGACGAATTTTCTCAGCCTGTTCATCATGACTTGGCTCTGGTCTGCGAGTCTTTAAGAACTCCTCCAGCGCAGCTTTACCCAACTGAACTTCTTGAAATAACTCAGTAGTTTTGCCACTTGTCTTGTCAGGGTGATATTTAGAACATAATTTACGATAACTATTTTTCAAGTCATCGGCGGTGAAGTTATTCGTTAGCGCAAATAACTTTAAATATTTATCCATTTAATGTGCTCCTACACTATACTATAGTTAACTCCATTGTATGCTGACTCATCAAGCGCAAAAATTTGAGGTTTAGCAGTACGTAGAGTGTCTAACTGCTGAACAGTCATAACAAACTTATAACAGTCAAGCGACACACTGCTTAATGGCATCCCACTAGCGGTCTCTCTTGCTGTCAAGTTGGCCATGAATGACACAGTACCTTTTCTGAAATCTTTCATCTTAGATAAATTAGCTTCAACAGATGTGAATGGTATTCTATTCATACGGCAATAATCTTTCAATACTTTAACTGGTATCGTTAGTATCGCTGAGTTTGGAATAACCAAATCACTACCACCTTCGCTACCGGTAACTCTGAATGAAACATCCATACGTGCTTTAGGCTCATCTGGCACCCAACATCTAGGTTGATCACTAAGAGGATTAACTGCGCCAATGAAACTGTAATTTTGAATAATAAACTTGTTTTTCTCAATAAGGAAGTCGCCAATCAAGTTATCGATTGTTGGTACGGCATTCAGAACACGTTGTCTATTATCTTTTACAATCTCCAAGGTTCTCTTAATTACTCTGTCTAAATCAAACTCAGGTAGCAAGTCTAGCTTCTTGGCAATAAGACCAGCCACCCAAGCCATGATCACTGCAGCTTTGATAAAACGTTCGTTACCTGAGAACTTAAAGTTAAACTTCTCTTCAAACTTAGCTACTCCCTCTTTTAAATTATCTTTCAAATACCCTAGCTCAACCGCATCAACCAAGTAAGACAAGTAAATTGGCGCTGCCACTCCATAATTTTCTGAGATAGTTTGATTAATAAACTCTCCATACTTATCAATGATGTCGCTGGGGTCTGTTAACACCTCAATCAGTCTTGCTTTTTGACCAGCTGACGATGAGTTATGATCATCTAATTTCTCATGCACTGACTTATTTGAAGTCGTCATAAAAATCAAAGACCAAGTACGTCTATCTTTTAAGTCTCCATTAACATCGGATCTATCACGTTCTTTACCAGTTGCAACAGAATACAATAAGTCTGAAACTCGCGCTCCATCTGAATCTGAAATTTCATCCATAAAACCTGGTAAGTTACGAATAGTACCTAGTCTGGCATAGATACTTGCATTAGTAGATGTCTTCTCCATGGTAAGTCCTGAAGGTCTGCCATAGATAGATTGAGCTACGCTACATGCTGTAGTCTTACCTGTACCTGTATACTCCGAGTAGAAGTTAATTGATACACCCTCAAGATTTGTAAAACGGTAAAGCGGTGAAGCAAACCCAAGCAGTATAGCAAAGGCTAAATGCTCCATGTCTACAGCTCCAAACACAGCGACAGCTTTTTTCCACAACTCAAGTGAACCATTCATTGTGTACTCCCGAGACAAAGACTTCATAGTAGATGTAGCAGCTAACACGGTCTCCTGCTGTTTGCTAGGCTTAATAACCTTATCACCCCACACGAACCCTTTATCATCTTCCATCCACCCCATCCCAGCTTTCATGGAGATGTCTTTTTTATTCTCCTGATAAAACTTGTAACAATCAATAATATAATTACCTAAGTTCAGCATCTTCTTAGGCGACATGGCAACACCAAGCTGAAAAAACTTACTTTGGTATCCCTCTCCTGATTTGCCACCAACGATCGAATTAGCATTCATCTCAAGATACTTAACACCTGATGGCAGCTTAACCGCAAAGCGCATAATAGCCTGTGGGTTACGCGTATCATCATGGCGAGCAATTGACTCCAAGAAGATTAGATAATCACTAACCACGATCTCCATGCCATCCACAATTTTTATGATCTCATTTTTAGATGAAATACGATATTCTGGCGGCAACGTAAACTCAGCTGTCTTCGCTTGTCCTGCATCAATTGATACTACACGCTCACCAATCTCAATCGTAGCACTAATTGGTGTCTTAATAATACCTTTGAACTTACAGTTCTTACACAGCTCACTATTTAGATTCTCAAACGTCGTACACAGCGCTGGACCAGTAGTTGACTTCAAATACTGTGCCATCTTATGCATAGTACGTTGCTCATTGAACCCAGCATATTCTTTAGACCAAGCTGTCGCTGCTGCAACTGGATCTTCCGTATAAGCTGCAATGCCTAGTGCTTGATACCACAGCGGTTCTGGCACATTACAGTCCTGCTCCAAGGCCATTAACTGAGGACACTTAATTTTTTGCCACTGAGGTCTAACCTGCGTCTCTTGTTCAAAGATACTGATGTTAGATTCAGGCAAGTTGTCTGGCATTTGTGCAAAAATATCATTAGTTGCTGTGTCTACAGTATATGACATTTTAAGTTCTGGGTTAATGCCGTACTTCTCTAACAATACATCAAGCCGCTCAAACTCAACTGTGTCACCACCATGGTGTATTACTTCAACTGGACGTGGGTTACCTGTTTGTTTGAAGTTAACTGTTCCAACTGGGCGCAAAATCAAGGCTGTGTCAGTAGTCTTACTAATATCGATGTCTAGCTTTTGAGCTAACAAAGCATTCTTGAATTTATAGGCTAACTTCTCCCATGCTTCAGCAATTAAAAGATCCTCTAATTTTACATATAGATGAACTCCGCCACCAGAACATACAAGTGTAAAGTCCTCTGCTCTAAACCCAAGAGCAAACATTGCATCGGTTGTAGCTTCAGCTCCGCTTACTGCGTCAGGGTAGGGCTTACCAGCTCCACAATCAATATCAGCAATCAAACATGGTAAGAATTTTGCATGTTTTTTTGTACGTCTAACTTTAGTCTTGCCATTGTTTTGAGCTTCTAAATTATCAGCATATAAAGCAATCCCATAGAACACATCTTTGCCTTTAATTCTAAACTCATCGCAAAATGATGATGCCTCTTGGGCGCTTAAGGCTGCTCGTTGCTTGTGATAGGAAATTAGTTGACCTCCTTTATCAGTATACTGATCAGGTGAAGTAATTACTATATTATGATTAAGAGGGATGTCAGCAAACATCCAGTTGAAGAAATCTATTGCATTTTGCATTTGCTATCCCTTTAAAGTGAGGTTCTAATTTTATCACGTCTTCCTAAAGGTCAACTCAGTTGTCCTTTCATATTTTATCCCAGTTGGCGGTTCACCGTTTGTTTCCACATACTTTTTAATAGCTTCTTGACGTGGCTTAATTGTGGCGTAATCTAGGTTCTGTGGGTCTTCTTTAAGCCATGAAGTGAACTCAGCTGTGCTGGTTGCGCTGGCTTGAGATTTTGTTGTAGTTCCAAACATTCCTGAACTAATATGCAAAGATTTTTGATTTGTCTCTTGCATATGAGTTAAAATGTCTTGAGCTAATAAACTTAACTGAATCTCAGCTTCCGACTTCCACTTCTTAAAGTTAGCTTCGGTCTCTGTTATTTGATTCTTAATTTCTACGTACTTTTGACCTGTTTGAACGATGTCCATTTTATTCTCCTAATAATTAAACTTTGTTACCAATTCATCGCGCATCATCTGAAGCATTTTGTTCTGAGTCATTGATTTGTCTTGTAGTCCTTCATAAACCTTTTGTTCCATCTTATCACATACAATGTGAAAGATTAAAAAAGTAGTAAAACCCTTCTCTACTGAACTAAGACGGCGAATCCTATCCAATGCCTGAAGATATAATTCATTTCTTTGAACAGGTGAAAACCACACAATAACATTAGTACTGGTGAAGTCCACTCCTAATGCTGTCGTTACAGGATGACAAATAACTACTTTGGTTTGTTTAGACAACACTCTATTACAAATAGCCGACCTATCTTCACCCGAAACACTACCATTGATTAGTTCTATTACTTTACCCTTATAATGAGAAGCTAACTTAGCATGTAACCATTCTTGCACATGAATGAAGTCCGTAAACACAACCACGGGTTGGTCTTCAGGTAACTGATCAATGATCTCAGTTAATGCTTCAAACTTATTAGATGCATCAGTTTCATGCGTGGCACGAGACTCATCATAAATACATCCACTCAATAGCTGCAATAACTTAGTAGCCTTAGCTGCACCATTATTGATCGTTATTGTGGTTGATGCGTCTATTTCAGCAATGAAGTCTTTAGAGATCTGTTCAAAGAGTTTCTTTTGCTTATCAGTTTTATCGACTGTGACGTAATAGAATTGATGGTCTGGTAGGTCAGTACAATCCGACAGCTCAAAACGCAGTGACGGCTGCAAGGCAGCTGCGCAACGCTCCACCGCATCCTCTCTTGCTTCCCACTTAAACCCCATCTTATCTTTTTGCCACATAGTTAAGCTTCGCCACTTCTCCAAGCTACCTGTTACGCTGTTTGGATTGATGATCTTGGCTAACCCATAGGCATCCATCGGGCTTTGTGCTAGCGGCGTACCTGTAAGCAACCAAAGCTTAGTGTTTGATCGGGTGTTAAGATGATTAAACCACTTATTCATTGCTTTCCATCGACTTGTCGATACATTTTTCAATGCTGTACATTCGTCGTATACAATGATGTCGTAGTCCTCTTCCAGTAGCTCAAAGTTATAGAAGTATCGCTCTCCTATTTTCTTCTTGAACTTATCCAGTCTAGCTGTTATGCCGTCGTGATTGATAATATCAATTTGAGCTGAAGAGGGTCGGTTGCGAGCTACTCCCTGCTTGATGCACGTGGTTAACCACATCATCTCATTACTTATCTCTTTTTGCCATGCGGAGCGCATAACAATCTTTGGTGCAACAATTAACACTTTTTTTATAGCTTTTATGCTAAATAAGTAGTCGATTGTCCACAGACAACTGAGTGATTTACCTACGCCCATGCTAGAATGTAGATGGCAACCTCGGTTTGTTAGTGACATTGTATATAGCCAACGTGACGTGTAAATCTGATGAGCATATGGCCGCTTGCCATCATACTTGTTGTTACTACCTCCATCGTATGGATAACCGTAATTGTCCATCGGGTGTGGATTCGTTAGATTATCAATATCGTTGATGATAGTTTCAGCTGGCATTAATACAAACTTCATACCGTCTATATCTACTTGTGATGACTTGTCCTTAACCTGTGGCACATTCTTATAATAGTAAGGTGATAACAACTCCTTACGCACAGCAAACTGGTTATTGTCCATGTCCAGTACATTTAGCTCGTTCCCTTGCATCTTTTTGTTGCCTTTCCATTAACTCAGTTATTTCTTCAGGGGTTAGGTCTGCTGCTAAATAAAGACTTTTATTATAAATAAATCCATTACCTAACTCTAAGGCCTCAATGATTTTTTTTCTAGGTATTCCTGTCTCTTTTATAGCTTGTGAAACAGAATAAAATTTATCCTCACTGACGCAATCTACTGCCCTTAAATTACTATGATACTGAAGTATCTTTATAGGCCTACTACCTACCCTCAACACATTCTTACTCATCACACAATCTCCAAATCATTGTCAGGTGCGTCATCATATTCTTGCTGAGCTGTGTCTTCAACCAAGTTTGCAGCTAGTCGCTTGTAATCAACTGTCTTCATAACAACCCACTGTTCATCAAAAAAGTCTACCGTAGGCAGTAAATCCTCAATTTTTTGTGCATGACTATTAATCTCCATAATACGATGTAAGCCCACAGTCTTAGCGCGTAGCGCTAGTGCAAAATCACTTACTCGGTTAAACAATAGCTCTTTGGTTAATGAAACGTTGAATACTGTAATTGCACCGTTTATGGAAGTTTGTAAATCTCGGATACTAACCGCTAAGCGAGGTGCTGAGAAATCAGCATCAGAATTAACCTCATTAAAGTATAAGTTTTTCACTGCTAAATTATATGGGTTATTGTCCACATAATGCACGTACTTACCTTCATAAACTGATGGTTTTAAGAACGCTTCTTTCACTAAAGCTAACACAGACTTATTCTCACGAATACCTTGTGTGTTAATTAATTGGACATATAACACATTGGCGCGAAGTGATGTTTTTAGTGGCTTGCCGCTAACCATGCTAATAACTTCTCCAGTGTCACTAATCTTGTAAAGTGGGTAATTTGGTAAATCTTTATACATAATCGCTCCTTAAATCTAAATATAAATAGTTGTTAAAATTAATATTGTATGCGTTGATTAAATGCTCTACTAAGTAACTTAAGTCTTCCTCTTCCATTAACTCCATGAGCTTTAGTCCTAGACCCACTGATATACTCGCTTCTTTATCTGTGTCTTTTCTCAACACACTCCTGATGCGTTCCATGGTAGTGTAACTAATCTTTAACCGTTGAGCACAGAATGAATAAGGTTGCGACTCTTGCAGAAGTCTTAACAAGAAAACTCCTGACCATCTGCATGTGTAGAAGGTGCGTTCGTGACCTAACGTTAATGCCGCTACCTGTAAGAATGAATCCCATTCAATAATCTCCACTCTGGTACTGATAAAATCCTCGCCTAAGTCTCTTGACATAGCTCGCATAGTTGCGCGTACTTTCCTGCGGACTACTTTGTCAGCATCGAAACCTTTATCGCGAGATAATCTAATTATAGTCATATTGACTCCTGATAAAACAAGGTGACTAAAAAGTCACCTCATGTTAATTACCCAGCGAACCCATCTCCGCTTGGTGATGCTTGTGCTGCTGCAATTCTAGCCTTAATAATGTCCTGCGCACTCATACCTGCTGCTTGAGGTTGTTGCATTGGCGCAGCTTGCCCTGCTGGCTGACCCCAGGCTGAGGTAGCTTGGGGTTGCACTACAGGCTGTTGCGCTGGTGGAGCAGCTGGAGCTTCATATGGTGGAGTATATACAGGCTGTTGGGTTGGTTGACCACCCCATTGCGACGTAGATTGAATTGGATTATAAGCAGGTTGCTGAGCTGGCGCTGCTGGTTGCTGATAAGCTCCAGGTGCGTTAAATACAGGCTGCTGCGGCGCTCGGTTCATCATGTCAGCTGCGGTACGCTGTTGGGCGATGCTCTCGTCATCGTTGTAGCACAAACGCTTCACTTCTGGGTTGATTTGCATTTCTTTAATCTGCTGTTGAGAAAAAGGCGCCATGGCAACACATCTAAAATTTAAACGTGGCTGAGGATACATTGCACCAGTCTTGGGGTCTTGGGGCACAAAAAACATCTCAGTTACAAATAACTCAACTGGTGCAACTTTAGCTGTGGCTGGTAGTTTGTTCCCAGCTACTAGCATTGTCCTTAGATTCTTCATGTAATCATTAAAGTTAATAATGGCCGTGATTGGCAAGCGAATAGAGAATGGCAAATTATCACCTACATTCAAAGGCAATATAGTTAAAGTTAAGCTAGTTCCACAAGCTTTACCTTTCCCTTGTTGCCCTGTACCATTCACATTATGCGGGCATACAGCACAAGTTGGACCAGATCCAGATTGAACCAATTTGTCATCAGTATAATACAAATTTGGCGCAATGCCATTAGTAGATGAACAAGCAGGTTGATTATCTCCTGTAGCGCTATATCCGTCAGGAAAGTATGTGCGACTCTGGTATGGATTAGCCATTAAGATAACCGCTTGCAGGGGTGTATTAAATGAAGGTAAAACTGTTCCATCTGCTTTTTTTAGTGTAAAATACTGATTCTTTAAACTAATCTCATTGCGTGGCGCTTGACCTCCTGCTAGTGAATCGGGCATTGCTGTTTCATAGTTCATAATATCAGGCATATTAGCAAAATCTAATGCAAATGCGTTACCGTTTGGTTGTACTAATGCGTTCATTTTAAGTCCTTTTTAAAGTTATAATTAAATTTGAGTTAGTAATTCTACAGTTAAACCCTGTTGTTCGGCTAAACTAATTATAGCCAACACAGCATTAAGTGTAGATTCTTCTGTTACACCTACCACGCGTAGGTCAATTGCGTGAGGTTGCGCTGGTGTTGCGTAGTGCACTCCGTCCATGTAAACCACTTTGCCAGTGAATTGTGGAGATGAGACAACTTCAGGTGGCTGGGCTACAAATTGCTGTATGTGGAAATCACTAGGCACGTCCTGAAGAGCGTGAGTTTTAATCTCCATCACTGTGTTAACGGATGGCAAACTAACAACCTCCTCATTAACAACAACCTTAGATGGCATCTGAAATACAGCCACCTCAACTTGTGCTGCTTCGCGTTGCTGTCTTGCTGCTTCTTGCTGTTTTTGAATCTGAAACTTATTGTTAAACACTTCACCAAACTCATGAGACTCCTTATGCGTTAACGCAGCAAAATCTAACTCTACAGTTGGGTAGGCTTGCTTCAAAGTTTCATACATAGCAACTCGGTTGCGGATACGTTCAACCTCAGCTTCTTGTGCTTTAAGTTCGTTGGCTCGGTCTTCCTCCAACTGTGCAATCTGGCCTTGAATATCTTCCTTGATTTTCTTCATGCTAGTGACTGCATTTAAATACTCATCCTTAAGAGTCACGCGTGCCAGATAGTTCTCAGGTAGCGTACTTCCTGAGATAAATCCGTCCAAAATAACTTGCACCTCTTGGCGTTTCTTATCTCGTTTAGCTTGTGCGCTTTCGTCTAATTGAACCTTAATAGTTGTCTGCGTTTCAGTAATGATCTTAACTACCTCATCGACATCAAGCTTAAACTGTTTAACTGGTGCGTCAATTTCACGCTGAATGCGCAGGCGCTCCGCGTTAATCTCTTTAGCTACTTTACCCAAGGCCGTACTTAATGCCTTTAATTCCGACTCGTTATCATTGGTTAATACAATGCCTTTGTACTTATCTCGGATAGCTAATGCGTAATTAATAAACTTAGCTTTGTCAAAATTAATGTTGATCGGAGTATAAGCTAAACTCTCGCTCATAACTGGAAGCTCTGTTGGTACAATTTCCGTAGTTAATACGCTTTTTGTTTCGAGTGAGTTGTCTAGGCATAATGTATCTTCAGCACACCAATAACTAACAGCTTCGTTAAAGGATACTACATATCCAGCTATGCCACGGTTATCTTGGCGCTCGCTGCTAATCTCACCTTTATTTGTTATAATCTTACCTAACGCACCTTGCGTAGTATGTACGACTTTGTCGCCTATGTTAAATAGTCTCATTTTTATTCCCTTCCTGAACTTTGTCCAGCATTAATTTAGCTAAGTCATATATTTCTTGAACTGCGTAATTTTTTGCATTAATAACTGTAAGTGATCCCAATGCTTTACTTATGTGTCTACTTTTTAACAATGATAAGTGAGTCCATACAGTATAAAAGTCATCCTCTTTAAAAGTTATACTGCAATTGTTAAATTCAAGTTTTATAGGTCTAATCTTCTCTGGTAATAACTCACCTGTGTATTGATCATACTTGGCTACTTTAGATGTTTTTTCATCTGATTCAACAACAAACCCCAACTCACCTAATTTTTCAATTAATTCTGTATACATTATGGTTTCCTTGCAAAAATAAGACTCAGGCGCGTACCGAACGTATTTACGCCCTCTGCTTTTAATTTATTAACTACTAACTCCATGACTGTCTTACGGTCTGACGCGTTAAACTTGTCTAACTGTTCTGTAATACTCTTGCGCGTTACTCTACAGAAGTCCATAGCCTGACATTGTTTATGAATAGCACCAACCATTAACAACACTTCATCATCAATGGCTTTTATTTGAGCTTCTTTGCGTTTGAAAAAATTAAACATTTTGATTCCTTACAATAAATTGACCAGCTTCTAATTTACTCCACCAGTCTTCAGTTATAAATAGCTTAGGTATATAAAGGATGTTATTAAATACATCAATCTCAACCTGTTTTGCTGTGTCGCTATACTTAGTTAATAGCTGAAAATGTTTTGTGCCATTATCTAAGTAGTTAAAAATGCCTTGTTTAAAAATAGTGTAACCTTGAAAAGTTACAGGTGAATGAACGTAGCGCGATGAGAAATGTTTGATCTTAATCATGCTAACCCCTCAAAGGCACAATCACTACCTTAGTGGTTGAATCTGGCTCCATGAATAACATAGAACTCAATGGACTAGCTACATTAATGTGAAATTCAATTACTCCTTTAAAAACGTTACCTAAATCTTTTAAATACTTCCAATTAAAGTTAAATGACGCGTTAAAATCCTCCTCATGATGCAGTTCAATATTATCTAAACTAACTTTACCAGCTAAAGAGCTAAGATTGATTTTCTTATTAGTTATGTTTAACACAGCGGGGTTATATTCACCCGTTACTTTTACATACTCTAAAGCAATCATTAGTTCACTTGATTTTATACTAAAAAATTTAGTTGTTTGTTTAGGTATAACTCTATCAATATCTGGGTATTTTCTGCTTACGTTTAAATTAGATACAAAATTAAAATCCTGCAACAGTCTTGTTCTGATATATTGCTCTTCGTCACTATCTACTTTATCTTTGAATGTCCCTGTCTCAATAGTTAATTCAGTATTAAATTGATCTAATACATCCGATAAAAAACTACTGTATACATTCTCATGTTTTGATTCGCTGAGAATACCCCGCGACTTAGGTAGCTGAGCTTGCACCAGTCTATGTGCGTCAGTTGCATTAATAGCCGAATAATCATACGTCATAGTAACACCGTAGCCATTTAAAAACGCTCGGCTATCGTTTTTAGCTCTAAAACTACTAAACTGTTTAGTAGGTTCTAACACATAAAATGGGTGATGCTGCGTTTTAACTCGTTCAGGCCATTCAACGATGGGATAGTGATCAGCTTCCGCTATTCTCACAATGTAAACCGTGCGCGTTGGCACTGTAAAACTATCGACCTTAGTGGCATACGGCACTTCCAACCCGATGCGTTCTTTTTCATCACATGGCGCATTGCGCACCCATTTATTAAGCAACAACATAATTTCAGCTGCGAAGTATATACCGTCTGGAATAGCTCCCCACTCCTGCGGTTTAGTACAACGTACTGTTGTTGTTATATCGTGATCAGTTAGAATCAATTCATTGTTTTTAAGGCATATAGTTTTATCTACTGCGCCTAAGTTTCCTTTATTGCGTTTTGCTAATGTTAGCAAGTGTTTGATGTTTTTCATGAAGTTATCCCTCTGTAAAAAATGGCGTCCAAACTTGTCTTAAATATGCGGCTTTTTTCTCAAGATAATCACTAACTTCAACTTCCTCGTACTTAGTTATATTATTCACCTGTTGAGACATATAAATACCCTTACGTTGCAATATGAAATATAAATGCAATATGTACACTTCAGTGTGCTCGATTTTTTCTAAATCGAACCTAAACAAAAAATTAAGGTCATTGTCAGATTCCAACATGTTTTTCTTGAACTCATCCCAACCGTGAAATGTAGTATACCAATCGCCTGAACTGTCAAAATAATTTTCATGTTCGCAATAGTATGGATGTTCTATCGCTAATTGTTCTAAAGTTTTCACATTTTCACCTCATAAAATGATTCTTTTTTAATTTTATACTCAAGCAATTCCATTTGCATCCTATCCAGTTTTAACATGTGGATTGCTTTAACTTCCTTGTCTACTGACTCCAATATATGCTGCATGTTGTCCGCATCGAAGCGTTGCGCTTGGCCATTTAGGCCGCATAGTGAGAACACGCGCCGATTGTTTGACTGGGCTACACTGCATAAGCGTATATATGCTGGGCTTGGTTGAAAGTCGCCTACTATCTTGGCCACCTTGTCAGGATGCGTTAGGCGGTCGAGGATTGTTCGTACTTCGTGGCTGGGTTTATATTTGTGCATAATTAATCCTTTAATATGTTGCGTTTAATTTCTGTCATTAATATACTGCGGTCTTTTGGTAGGTAATAGATTGTTGCGCCCAGTAATTGATTCTCATAAATATCAACATCATAATCAATGTACATTTCCGGTCTATCCTCTATGCACTGGTATAACTCCATAAAGTCAAGCTTGTATTCGTAACTTAACTCTTCCGTTTGTTTAAATGTGCTAAATTCCGTCATGTCTTCATTACTATGTGCACATAACACCCAAGAACCATCCGTATTGGCTGCGCAGTAAATTCTGTTAAATGCGTGCCAGTTAATTAATTTACTAATCATTGTTATTTACCTCTTTCGAATACTTAATTATCTCGTTTTTAATAGCACTTATAAAATAAGTGTGAACACTAACATTGTCTAGCAAGTGATCTATCCACTTAGTGTCATCATACTTGCGTATGATTTTGTTAGGGTCTTGCCACCCGTTGTAGTACTTGTATGTGCCGTCATTTAGGCGGACTGTAGTCCGTTTTATTCATTAGGTTCTAATTTCCAATAAGCTTCAAAGAACCGCCCCAGCTGATCATAGGGCGCGCTAAATAACAACTTATTGTTGTTGAGTTTATCTTTTACCTTAATACGCATGTTAAATACATGAATGTAAAGCCCTGATTCTTTACCTGACTTAGTTATGATTTGGTTCTTATTGTCGATTGCGCAGCCGTATTTGGCTGCTATTTCGTTTAGTTTGTCCTTGCATTGGCATTCGCCCTCATATTGTAAATCTTTACGCATTCTAGCTCCCTAACACTAAAATAGTTTTGATTAAGGCTGCGTACAATGCAGCCATTATTGTAAGTGTGGCGAACACGCCTTTTATGTGGTATAGCATGATTTTATCCTCAACAAATTTCTCTTAATGCATATAAACATTCATCATCATCGCCAAATAATCTGTGCACAGCTAGAGATTCCTTTTTAACAGCTTTATATGCTTTTAAGGCTTGTATACTGTCGTTGCTATAACCGTAGTCATTGCAAAAGTCATCAAAGCTTAATGGCTCATATTTTTCAAGACATGTTAAAACATCATACAATGATGGATTTTTATCTTTATTCGCAATAGATTGTCCAAATTTGAATGTGTAGTTTTTGCCATTGCGTGTTAGTTTACACTTGAACACGTGACGGCAGTCTTTATCATCTGGAAAGTACTTCATAAAACCTAAGTGTGTTGATGTTAATTTAACGTTGTATTCTTTAGCGAAGTCATTAGCTTGTTTGGTGTATTCGTTCATGTTATTTCACCTCTTTAATATCTTTAATTACATACTTGTTACGACTTATTTTATAATCCACCAGCACATTTTTACCCTCTAAATTTCGCAATGGGGTATTCCAGCAGCTATTGGCTCCGCCATATATTTCAATCAATTCACCGTCAAATAAGAACTGGCCGCGGTATTGACTATTGCCGTTAGTTGATGTATTATAATAATCAACTCTTAATAGTTTTGCTTGTTTCATGTTGTTTGTTCCTTTAAATGTATAGGCTTAATTATATCCACGGAATTTCTTAATCACGGCTATTAGTTGCAATTCTCGCCCAATGCGCAATATTTTCCTTGATTGCAATGGTGATAAGTTATAATGATCACGCCACGCAGCTAGAGTTTTAAAGTTATTAAGCCAGTCTAAATAACAAGCCAATATTTTTGTTCTCATGTTGTTGGTTCCTTTGTTATAATCTCATAAACATCAGCGCTTGCAGTGCTCGTTACTTTTGTAAACTCGAACCCTAGCCACTCAACAGCGTTTCTTAACGAATTAACACCAACTCCGCCACTGTAGGCAATATCATGCTCATGAATGCGTAACCCATATGGTGCAGTTTTATCTTTTAATGCATCGTATTTATCTACCGTATACATTGGATAAACAAGAAATTGATTAAGTACTTCAGCTAAAGCAGTCGACTCTTTACAATAACCACATCCAGTAGTTAGAGAACTATTAAAATAAGAGTGTTTACCATCGGGATGTAGTACGTTAGCAAACGCGATACAATTAGACCCCCACATACGAGATTTCCGCCACTCAATAGTAATTACCGCACGAGTTATAGGCTTTTGATTAACTAAAGCAGATATTTTATTAGCTTCCGCTTTTACTCGGTTATTAATTGCGCGCTTGTTTTTTACTGGGTCTAAGTCTTTATATTTAACGCAAAAATCTATCAAGCTGTTAATTGTTTGTTGGGGTAGTATGCCGTTTCTTAAGTCGTTGATTAAATTTAATGTTGTCATGTCATTATTTCCTTATAAATCAATGTTTAACTCTGTTCTAACCGTGTACTTATCTTTAAATGTGCTGTGGTACAGCTCTTTACACTTAGCGTAATAAGCTTGGTACTTTTTAGGTATTTTATCGGGTGCGTAGACTCGGTAATAATTTGGTAACTTAGAGCCATTGATATAGTTGTAACCTGAATAATACTCCATGTGTTCCGTGCTGGCCACATATGTGATAAAACAATCACGGTCTAAATGCATTTCTAATATGTCAGTTGTTGGGTTATGGGCTTCTTTTGGGTTGTATTGAAATTTCATTTCGTTGGTTCCTCTAATTAGCACCAAATTAATGTGCTGTATTCTGGGCGGGTCATAATTACGCGACTAGCTGATGGATGATTAATGCACATTGCAGCTGCTAATAGTAATTGTGGTGGTGTTTGTTGTTTAATCTGATAAGCATAAAACAAATCCAGTATGTGTTGTCTACCTGAAAAAAAATAATTACTAATCATAATAAAAGTTCCTAAAAAGATTAAAGTGAATAAAAATATTAAACCCCTCTACAGTTGTATAAGCCTAACAGTTTGTTTGTTAGATGTAAAGGGGTTTAATATGCCCACCGTAATGGGCTATATTAAGCTCAAAGCCATTACCAACGGTAATAACCAATTATTGAGTCTATTAAATAGTGCTCTTGATTATACGTCCTAGTATCTTAGTGTTGCTTGTGTGATTGTCAGTATTTCACCATTATTTTATATATGCAGTGATGATACATTGCCGCCGTCCCTCGTCACGCCTGTTTATCATGTACATACTTTATTACTAATGAGTACTTTATCTGCTAACTTGTTAATGATCTGGAAGTCGGCTAGTTGCTTTCTTCATGACAGTAGTATGACACAAGCACGGTTCATATGTCAAGCATAAATATGATAAAACTATCAGGTTTATATCAGTATATAATATAAATCATTGTAGTGATTATATATTTCATTGTTAAATATATTTGTGTTTATTACAAAATTGTTTGTTATGTGTGCTAAATGATATAACACGCACTAAATTTAAGGGGTGGCTAAACTACAATTTGATTGTTATGTGTGCTAAATGAGGGGTGGTTAATAGATTATACATGTATCACGCTGATAAAAGCTTTGTGCGATTAGGTGCTTTGTTCATAGATTATATATGTATATAAAATAATTAAGATTGTTATGTGTGCTAAACTAGCTCGATGTAGTTATTCTTTGTAGTGTGGTAGATTATGTATATATAGGTTAGTTGTTATGCTTGATAGTTCATGTGACGCAATGTCATTTATGTATTAATATTAGTTGTTATGCTTGATAGAGTTTTGTTGTTAAAATATGTTTAGTTATTATTGTTGTTATGGCAGTGTAAATCTTTGTAGGTGATTTAACGATGTTTCACTTCACCACGGTTAACACTGTTTTTTACTGGTTTTTGTAGTCAATATGCTACGCTTTTTCAGTAATTGCATTTATCACAGTCACGCTATCCTTTTTCAGACTCAGAATACTAACCATCATACTTATTAATATATATATAGTATAACAGTAATGGTTGCTTTGACCTTTCCCAGATTAGCCTTTTTACAACACTTTTTGTACCATTTAGTCGATTTTCATGTTGTTTATATTCACACCCATAAAATATATAGATATATAACAGTCACTTGCAAAACCAGTATTACCATTGTTAAATGTAATGTTATTAAAATGACATAGCTTCATTTTGAGCTTCAATATATATTAGCAATCAACAATGGTTTAATAAGCATAGTGCAGTTGTGCTAATGAGTTGATACCAATACAAGGGATAAGGGTAGTTAATGCAGCCGCACTCGATTGGTGAGGCGTTGCTGGGCTTGCATGGTGCTAACTAATAAACATAGGTATGCACGGCATCTGCTCACATAATACTTGACAACCTATACTAAATATGGTATAGTTACGCCATGAGTTAGTAGTTATGTTTCGTCGCAGGGATTAAAACTACTAACTCTTATAACTAAGCCATGACTATCAATACTGCGACCATTGATATTTGTGGCTTTTTTATTCCTTCCCAATAACATCACACATTGCTATACTTGTGTCGCTTGTCCTGCTGGTTTGGCAGCCCAACCCGCCAACCACACGCAGCTAGTTCAAAGTTCTAAGCCAAAAACCACTGATCAAACCAGTTACGCAAGCTAAACCAATCCCCCGATCAACCAACGCAGCTAAACCAGCGCAACAAATAAAACCAGCGCAGCTGTGTGAAGTGTGATAGAATCATGATAGTTAAATGATGTTATGCTTGCGCAGCAAGCAGGGAAGCAAGCCAAGCGAGGAAGTTAGGCAAGGGGGTATGCTCTTGACTTAATTTAGATTTCTTTGCTAGTTAGGCTGGGCTTGCTTGTTTTGAGGGTGGGGGAGCCCCATTTGCTATTCTTAAGTACTGTAGTATAGCAAGCCCAGTTACGAAGTAAAAATTTAAAACTTTTCTGAATTTTTGAAAAATAAAAAATAGGAGTTTTCAATGTTAGAGCAGATGGTTAAGATAAGAGATCTATTACAAAACTGCTTTCCAATAGATACACGAAGCTTTGTTTTAGTCAAACAAGCTTTACAAGTTGCAAAAGATTCGATTCCAGTAGTTGAAGAAGAGGACCAAGATGACGTACCAAGTAGTGAAACTAAGCGAGGACTTAATAGAGGACGTGTCGGAGATAACAAGTAACACTAAATTACAAAAGACATTGGCTTCATTATCACCTGACGCTTGGGAGGTGGCTAACTTAAAGACAAAAGGAATGTCGCTTCATAAGATATATCTTCATTTTGGTGGACAGTACACCATGGATGAAATAAACTACATGTTAAAACAGGTGGTGTCATGTAATGCTGCGTTGGCTATTAAAAATCCTGAAATTTTGAGGCAAATGTTAATTGACAAACTTGATGACATTGAGTTAAGACTAAACGAATCATCGTGTGGTGAGTTAGATGCCAAAACAGCAATGGCTCTTTTGCGAGCAATTGATAGCAAGGCTAAATTACTTGGTCTTAATGCGCCTGAAAAAGTTGAGGTAAATGTGAACCATTCGATCAAGGCTGCCAATGAGACACTTAAGGAGAAATTAGACAATATGCGGAAGTTTACGCCCCAACCAGAAATCATTGATGCTGAAGTGGTAGAAAGTTCTACACAACCTGCATAAATATGATATACTTATGTCTTGTGGATAGGCTGATCCCCGAACATCGCCAACCTAGCGACTTCCACATTAATTTAACTAGGTACAATTTTAGCTGAGGAGTTTAAAATGAGTCAAACAAAAATCTGTAGTAAGTGTGGAAGAGAGCAAAAATTAAATCAATTCAACAAACAAAAACGCGGAAAATTCGGCGTAACTGCAGCATGTAAATCCTGTGACAAAGAATATTATCAAAAAAATAGAGAGCAAAAATTAGCTCAGAAAAAAGAATATTACTTAAAAAACATTGAACTACAAGCAGAAAAAAATAAAAATTATAGAATAAGTAATAAAGATAAATTGTCACAATCTAGAATTGAATACTATGTGAATAATAAAGAATCTATTGCGCAAAGAACTAAAGAATATTATTTAAAAAACATAGACCATAAGTTAGAATATGCAAAAAAATATCGTGAAAAAAATAAAAATATTTTAACTGAAAAAAGAAAAGAATATGCAAAAACAGCACAATGTAAAGCATCGGACAAGGCAAAGCATCATAATAGACGGAGTCAAAAGCTAAATTCAGGTGGTAAACACACAGCAAAAGATATATTAAATTTATTTGATTTACAAAGTTGCAAATGTGCTTATTGTAAAACTAAATTATTTAAATCAGGTCCTAATAAATATCACGTAGACCATATCATGCCATTAAGTAAGGGCGGATGTAACGGAGTTGAAAACCTGCAATTACTATGCCCTACTTGTAATCTAAGAAAACATGATAAACTACCACAAGATTTTGCACAACAGTTTGGGATGTTATTATGATAGATTTTGAAGATTTTAAGAAAAAATCAGGTAAGAGTAGAATTAGTGCTCAAGATAAATTAAAATTTGTCGAGCATATTTACGCTACTGGCACGGATGAAGAAAAAGCATCATTGGCGTACAATTGGGTAGATATATGGGCAAGAGACGAACAGGTTCCTTATTATTTTTGTGATATAGACTCTTGGGATGAGTGGGACTATATAGCGGGTCGCGGCAGTGGCAAAACTAAAGCAGGAGCAGAGTTAATAAGAAATTTTGTATTCGAGTTGTTTCCAAATTTTCCTTTGAGAATAGGTTGTATAACTCCTACATTTAGCCAAATTGAGTCTGTGGTGGCTTTGGGTGATTCAGGAGTGATGAACTGTCTTGCACCTTGGCAGCGAGAAAAAGCGAGATATTATTCCACTAGTCGCAAAATTGTATTTAATGAGGGTGAAGAATACCAATCTGAAGTAAGATTTTATTCAGCTGATGATCCTGAAACATTAAGGGGTTCCCAATGGCACATATGTTGGTTGGATGAGGTTGCTGCATTTCCTAGAGTTGATGAAACTTTAATGCAAGTAAGCATGTGTTTACGTCTCAAGCTACCTGGAGCTGTATCAGCTAAAAAATTTATTACAAGCACTCCTAAACCATTTGAGTTCTTGCGTGAAAATGTAAAGGAAGCGGCTAAGCCTAACTCCAGACTTTTAATTACTAAAGGTTCAACTTATGATAATGCTGCCAATCTTTCAGAGACTATGTTTAGGGAAATCCAAAAATACGAATCTACGGAGATAGGACGCCAGGAGATACATGCAGAAATCCTCGGCGACGACGGAGCGGGGATAGTTAAGAAGAAGTGGCTTCGGATGTGGCCACACGATCAACCATTGCCAGAATTGGAATATGTGTTTACCTCATATGACCCTGCATTCACGGATAAAAAAGCTAATGATCCAACTGGTCACGTGACGCTTGGCATATTCAAAGACATTGATAAACAATATTCGGTGTTGCTGCTTGATGCTTGGGCTGAGCACTTAGAGTATCCAGACTTAAAAATGCAAGTCATGATAGACTGGGAGAACGAGTATGGAGAAGGTAAAGATAA